TTCGTAAGAACCGTTTGACCAATGCGATTGAGTACGACGATCCGCAGGGCAAGGTTGTTCAGCTTGAAGGTATGGACCTTGATCTAATGACGACCAAGATGTCTTGTGAATACGGGGTGTTTATACCTGAGCCTCGAATCAAGTCAGCTATTCAGTACGCAGCTCAGAAAAATAGCTACTGCCCAATTACTCGTTACCTCGATGGCTGTGCTGCTAACTCCATACCTCATCCTGATTGGGATCGAGTTGGAGAGGTCTTTTTAGGCAACAAACAAAGCATTGCCACTCTTGCCATGCAACGCATGATGATTGGTGCAGTTGCTCGTGCCTACAACCCTGGAGCATCCATGTCTTGGCTACCAATTTTAGTTGGTGCACAGGGCGTTGGTAAATCTATGTTTGCTCGGAACTTAGTACCTGAATCTTTATTTGCTGAGATTACAACATCATTAGATACTTTGATGAAGGAGCAGTACCGCCTGCACATTGCATGGCTGCTAGAGCTTCCTGAGATTGATAACTACTTTTCAATTAAGAATATTGAGAACTTCAAGAACCTTGTGACTAGCAGGGTAGATGAAGTGCGTTATCCCTATGCATCGCTGCCATCTAAGCTGCCACGGCGGTTTGTAATGATTGGGACGACTAATAGGAACCAGTTCCTTGTAGATAGTACAGGTAATAGACGCTTTGTTCCTCTTGAAGTCGGTGCTGGATTTCAGATCCCATGGAAGCAATTAATCTCTGAGCGTGATAGTCTATGGGCGGCAGCGGTACACGCTTACCGCGACGATGTTGGATATGAATTCAACAGTGGAGAGATCGCTCATATTGCTGATTATATTCAGGAGTTTGGAGATCCCGATCCTTGGCTCGAAAAGATTGCTGCATACGTAGCACTTCGACCTGAGGTCACCGCTGCAGACGTTTTGTCTCATGCATTAGAGCTTGACCCTCGTAGTCAATCTCGCCGTGAGTCACGACGTGTAGCTGACGTTTTGCAATCAATGGGCTGGCGACGATTAATCACTAGTCGCAAAGATAAAACGACAGGTAAATCAAGATCGGTTCGTATTTGGCAAAGACCAAAGAACGATCCTATTGACGAAAGTCATATCTTGAACGATTTCTGATTACACTTTAGTTAAAGAAAGGTATTTATATGCTTGCTTCTAAGATTCAAATTGGGCTGCGTGTCCGTGTTAAAACAAATGACATGACAGCACTAGTTGTTGGTCGGCCTGAGTATTACACTCCACGATCAAAACTCGTTCGTATTAAATACGAAAATAGTACTCGTTATGAGTACATGATTAACAATCAGTTGGATCCACTGCCTGATGACGAGCAGTATCCAGCATTAGGTGGTAGTTACGTTAAGCCTGAAGGTGCTTCCTATGGCTGAAGCGCAACCATCAAAAAAACGTGGTGGGCATGCCTACGGAAGGCGCATCAGACAGCTTTCTAATACTGCTGAAGAAGGTGAACTGTGTCTCTACACAGGTCACTCTTTAGGCGCATACTCTACCCACAGTATGCGTTATGACAGCCACCAAGCTTGCGTGCGCTGTGTAGCTGGTGCCCGTGAAGGGCGTATGTCTTTTGACATATCAAAACTTCTTAAAAAGAATAGAATTAAAGCATTGAAGTTCTGGTCCCAAGTTGAAATCGGTGCACCCGATGAATGCTGGGAATGGAAGGGATGTGTCAACAAACGTACAAAACAACCGCAATTTGCATGGAGACGACATGGAATATCGAGTTCTACACAGCATCACCCTCAGCGCGTTGCTATGTGGTTTACTTGGGGTGATCTTGGATTTAGCGGTGTTAAAACCACTTGTGGTAATAAGTATTGCTGCAATCCTTTTCACCTTATTCCGCAAAATGTTGGAGTCTTTGTAGATCACGACAGCTATCTAGAAAGCTTTGAGCTGGCTTGTGAACTTCATACTCTCAAGCAGCAAGTATCCGAATATGTGATGGAGCAAGCTATTAAAGAACAAGAAAAGCTGCTTGATGCTGAAGCCCTTGTAGAACGTGAGGATTTAATCCTTAATCCAAACACAATGTTTGATGAAAGATTTGAGGCAGTTATGGTTGACATGCTTGCAGGAAGACACATAAGTCAAACGAAACCTAACTCTCCTGGCTTATTTGATCAACCAGAAGATCATGAAACTGATGATGACAACCCCACATCAGACTTTTAATTTACTTATCCTTAAACAAGAGTCATTTAGTTATGTCAAGACGTACCGATTTACTTCAACGATTACTTCAGTCAGAAAAGTGGGGTGAGGAAAAGGAGCAAGAACAAAAATTTCTCGCTGCTACTGCTGAACTCATCCTTACTGATCTGATTAATATCGCAAGCAATGGCATTCTTAATAAAGGTGCTGGCAGCTTAGTAATTAATTTACAGAATGACTCCACTACTTATATGAGTGGTGCTGATGTAGAGGTTGATCTATTGTCTGCTGAATCATCAGAAGATGATCAAGTAGTTACATTCTTGCGTAAATTGTTAGAAGAGATTGACGAAAATGATTACTCAAAAAACGTCTTAATTACATTAATCAGTGATGCTGGAACAAGAACATTTGCAGTCGAAGCAGGTGGGAGCCAAGAAAGCTTCCGATCGATCGCAGCAGAATTTACAGGATAAGCTAAAAGAAAGCGGACTCAAGCTTCCTCTTTATCCGACGCCTCAGCTCATTGAACGAGCACGGGCGGTGATGGGCAGTATTGACTTTGATCCAACTAGTGATCCTGTCCAGCAAGTTCTTGTCGATGCCACCTCTGTGCCATCAGTGGAAATCAATCCTCTGCAAGAGCATTGGCATGGCAATGTCTGGGTTGCTCCTAAAGGTGCTGTACGTAATACACGAATCTGGTTAAACAAAACGATCAATGAATACCGAAACAACCACATCAAAAGCTTCGTTTTCTTTACGTCTGCTAGTGAGATCGTGCGTGCCACTCCTGTTATTTGGGACTATCCTATTTGCATTCCTTTCCGGCGGGTTAAACAACTTCGCGCTACGAGCAAAGGTTTCGAATCTGTCTGCCCTTCTACTTGGAACGTCCTGATCTATGGACCACCGCTAGATGAGGCCATTAGTGACATTGATAAAGTGAGTCTTTTCTACAATAACTTCCGAGATATTGGACGTGTAATTTATAACGAATTTGCTGGTGACTGTTGGGCCAAAGATCTTGAGCACTATGAAGAGCATCGGGGGGATGTCTGATGTCTCGTCACATATCACCGAATGCTTTTTACTGTCTTCCATCTGGCAACAAGGTACACCCTTGTCGTCTGATTCAGAAAGACGGAACTCTTATGTGGAAGCACGCCTTGCTTGTAAACAATGAGTTTGCCTCGCTGCCACTTAATCAAGCACATGAAGCACACATTTTAAAAACTGCTTTTCGCCTTGAAGAGTTAAACGCTTGGGTCTCTCAAGGACTTGATCCTTGGGAATGCTTGCGACCAATTAGGTGGTATGACCCTACCCATGAGGAGTTTTTAGATGGAATTACTGTGCAGTTCAAGCATACGACATTGCCATCTCATTTGATCTATAAGCATCTACTCGAACATAAGCAAGAGCATGAAACTCTTACTTATGACAACGGTTTATTTAAGTTTAAACGCTGTTGATTTGCGCCTTATCAGGCGCTATCACCCTTTTCGATAAGTCGATTTAAATACCAACGTGCTTTCTTTGCATCTTCCAAGGGGTTCTCCTTCAGCCACAGACGCAGCATGTACTTCAGTACTTGCCCTTGTAGAAATCCAAACGTTACATCTGGAGCGCTATCAATTGCATCTTCAATGACGTCAATCGCTTCTGTCTTACCAGCTGTGTAATGACTTGGACTATTCACTGGATCTTTGTGATATGGATTCTCAATCTCATTTTGTGAAATCAAACAATCGTCTTCTTGACCTGTCCATTCATTAAACATGTCCCATTCTTTTTTAAAATTCTTATATTCCATGTATCCGCATTCCAGTGTTTCACTACCTAATATAAGAATATAAATGCCAAAATGTGATATGCCAGCTCCAAAAGGTGATCCGACTTATATCAAGAATAAAGAACTATATTTTATTAATATTGCCAAAGCTGTCGGTGCAGGTTCTTCTCATCCAATTGCTAAAGGCGGATGTGTTGTCGTCCGTGATCGTGAGATTGTGGGTGACGGTAGAGGAATCCTTACTGATAGCAAAATAGAAATCGATCCAGTCTGTTATGCCATCGCC